AGGTCCGTGCGCTCAATATGCGTCGGGCGAATGGCTTCATGGGCCTCCTGCGGTTGGGTGGCCTGGGACTTGGATTTCACCGGGGCCTTTTTCGCCCCCGCAGCTGCGATGTATTCTTCTCCAAAGGTGGCACGAACCCAGCTTTCCGCGGCTGTCTTGGCCTCCTCGGAAAGAATAGCGGAATCCGTGCGCATATAGGTAATATGTCCCGCCTCATACAGACGCTGCGCAATCTGCATGGTGCGTTTCGGCTGCAGACTCATCGTCGCAGAAGCTTCCTGCTGAAGCGTGCTGGTAATCAAGGGCTTTGGGGGCTGTTCTGTAGTGGGGCGAGTTTCTGCTGAAGTCACCTTCGCATCGGATTCTTGGTGAATGTTCTCCAGGAAATTCGTCGCGGACTCCTCATTCTCAAGCTCCTCTGTAAGGGCGGCTTCAAAGGCTACTGCGCGTGCCGATGTAGCCCACGAGCCCTTGATTTTCCAGACAGTGCTCGTGGTGTGCGCACGAATGGCGGCCTCCTGATCTACAAGAAGACGGAGTGCAGGTGTTTGGCATCGACCCGCAGATAGGGCCGGTCCCACATATTTCCAGAGAAGCGGAGAAATCGTAAAACCCACCATCATATCTAGGATTGCGCGGGCCTGTTGCGCATTCACGCGATTCATATCAAGGCGACGCGGATTTGCAACGGCCGCCTTTACAGCTGACTCTGTAATCTCCCGAAACACGGCGCGCGGAGTAGTGGCGGGATTCAGCGGGATTCAGTTTCAAAAGGGTCAGGACAGAATACGAAATCGCCTCGCCCTCACGATCATCGTCTGAGGCCAGATAAATCGTACTTGCCTTCGCGGCGGCCTCTTTGATCTGCGCGATCGCCTTGCTCTTCTCTTTAATGAACTGGAATCGTGGCTCGAAATCGCGCTCCAGGCCCACGGCATCCAAGTCTTCTTCCAAAGATCGAATGTGCCCCATCGTTGCAATGACGCGCCAACCCGAGCCCAAGAACCCTTGAATCTTGGAACATTTCGCGGGGGATTCCACGATAAGTAGCGAGGTCATGTTTGATACTCCCTTAGAAAATGACTACGTGGGGGCAATTTTACTGCTGCGAAAAATATGCAACCCTATATTAGATGTCGGGCTTTAATGAACGGGTAAAAAAGATGAAAATAAGCGAGTTAAAAGAGGGGCTCGATGCGCTTCAGATTCCATGGCATGGCATGACGGAGCGCAGTGAATTGGAAGACGAGCTGGATGAATTTCATAGTGAATGGAAGGGTTCTCCGCATGCATATAGTCGCAGGAGCCGTCGTGCGAAAACTAGAATGACGCGTCGTGATTAAACTCGCGGTACATAATAAGAAATGGCTCTACCCGACCTTCCATGTTTCTGTATAAACTTGGACAGTCGCCCAGACAGATGGTCCGATGTTCAAAATGCCTTTGAAGGGACTGGTATTCACCCCGAACGTTTTTCGGCTATAAAGCACGCAGAAGGCTGGAAAGGGTGTGGTGAATCACATGTGGCCATTGCCCGTGCGGCTATGCGGCGAGGCTTACCCTGGGTTCTTATCATTGAAGATGACTGTGTTCCCGCCGCAGATTTCAAGGAGCGCTGGGCCACGGTGAAAATGGCTCTGTGGGATGAGCGCGATGCATATGATATTTTTCTCGGTGGCCCGACATATATACAGGGACCTGCGCAGATGCACGGAAAACACTTGATGGAAATAGAAAACGCATTCGCGCTCCATTTCTATGTTCTTCGTGCATCGGCCTATGAAAAGGTCATTAATTGGGATCCCGATAACGATGGTCCTATAGACGTATATTACTCCGATCAACTCCGTATTGTAACAACGGCCCCTCTTCTGGCCACACAGCGCCCTTCTATTTCTGATATTGAAGATGGTATGAAAGATTATTCCAATATATTTGATACCAGTTCTGTAACACTAGATAAGCTACAATATACCATACGAACTCGCGGGGGGACAATCGCTCTTCTTGCGATCAGTGTAGGCATTTTAGCATGGATCTACGGGAAAAAGAAGTAGGATCAACTATCTTCCCGTGAGTAAGGCAAAAAGGGGGATACAGAAACAACAATAGGTGAGGGAGCAAAGAGCTATATCTTCTCCTTCTTGCTGTGGCTCCTCGGGAGGCTTACTGGATAGAGGGTTGATCACGAGAATATCGGAGGGGGGAGGCATTCCTACTTGTTTCCTCGGAAACTGGTGGCGGGGGAATGCGCGTCTCCGAAGTCCAGAACCGATTGCGAGGACCCCCTTCCACCCCTATCCAGTCGCCCACGGCGAATGCGTGCCCCGCGGGCTCATCCGGTATGACGAATATACATTCGGCAATCCGCTGAATGCGTGAGAACACGAACTTTTTGAAGTCGCTACCACCGCCCCCTGTGCAGCAGTGGAGGTATTCCTTGCCAACCTCGAGCGCCGTCCAAGCCACCTGCGTCTCTGGGGAGTAGTTCTGGAAGTCCATCGTTGTAGTTGCCGCACAATGCACCCGACCCCTTCAATTTTAATAGGCAAACATCATTCCACCACGACCGCCATACACACGAAAGATATTATAGGTCTCTGCCCATGCGTATATGCGATAACGGGGGATAGAGCCTATGGCTAAATAACCTGCGAGCGGCGCCATATTCAGACGAAGGTTAATATTCACAATCTTGTCCATATTTGCCTCTCCACATGGTTGGCTTGGCGGAAGAAAACCCGCTTGAAATGCGAATGGTAGATTGTAGAAATAGCGATTCACCCAGGGAGATTTTCTGAGTTCCAATGATGGAACAAAGGAGCGGAATATTGCAGGGGTTGTTGTGCTGTATCGGTATAGTTTTCCTTCATATATGAGATCAATGCCGTTAATAGGTTCCGAGTTGCGAAAAGCGAATCCTGGGACCATTTCGGAGTAGGTGCGCGGGCTGATTTGACTCGCATTTGGCCACCACGGGGGAGTCAAAGCATCCGCACCTGATAAATCTCTCGTCGCCAGAAATGGGGCGTTATAATACGGCGCCTCATATCTCTGTAGGTAGAAAAAGAGGTTACGCGTAGGATTGGGGATTTTTATATAGCAATTTGCAGATTCTGCATTATTTGTATCTACAGGATCAAATGCGTAATGCTGTAGAATGGGTACTTGAATATCGGCAAGGCGAAATCTATTCGCTTCTGGGCGATCCAGGTAAATATACTCTGCCATGATATACGTCGGTCCAAGAACTTGAAGGAGCTGTGCAGTGGGCATTGCTATGCCTGGAATCGGAGAGACCTTCACAGCTGTGTTCGGATTTCCAGTCAAGCCATATATATTAGTGCCGTTTATCGGATCATTGTAAAAAAACTCGGATTGCGCAATGTTGTAATAGGCTTCTCCGCCTGCGGGGGGGGAACTTCCAGTGTTTTTTTGGGCCGTGCTCACATAGAGAGTTGCCGGTGCATTGAATTTAATACTCAGCCGCACGGGATCTGCTTGAAGTGCATCGATAGGGAGAAATGTGCCGGCATCTCCATTACTAAACCAAAAGGGGAGTGGTGTAGTTGCTTGCGTAGTAGATGTAGAACCAAACTCACCAGGCGTAAAGTTGGATGAATCGCGAGGAAGCATCTTATCCATAAGGCTTACCTTCTCTAGAGGCGTGTAGAATTCGTCGAGCACTTCTAAGAGGCGGCCGTCAATCTGTTCTACGCGAGTGCCACCAATATCTAGAGATGCGCTCTGAATAAGGGCGTGCCCCAGCGAATTCGTCCAACCGAAGGTAGGGCCGACGAAAGTCTTCCCATTGGCCAAAGACCAGTCCTTAGCCGCCTTCTGGGGGGTCGCAATATCAGGCATCGTCGTCACCAGATAAAGACGGGAAATGAGCTGGCCCTTTCTGGGAAGGGTTATAACAGAAGTATTGCCCAGCGTCGGGAGAGTATCAAAATCCAGCCGTACCCATTGGGTAGTAAAACGCCCTGCACGAATAAACACACGAACGAAAAATCCTGGATTAGGCTGCCCCTTTTGACAGAGGAGTCTAGAATCTTGAACTCCTCCGTAAATAACTCGCAGCAAGGCGGCTACCATCTCCTTTAAAGAGAGATGGGATACTTAACCCCCTAATTCAAGAATCCCCCCTGGAGCTTCTTGAATTAGACTACATCACGTTATTACGGAAGCCCCCGTAGAAGCGCCTCCATATGTTCAAATGCCTCCTTGAAAGCAGCTAGAGTCCCATTATTGTCGGTTTGGAATTCTGCTACAGCTGCACCGATTTTTGTTGGTGCCGGTAATAGGGTTCCAGCCCACGTTAAATCGGTTGCTACATTTAGACCCACCGCCGTAACAACCTCATTCATTTCCCCATCATTCTTGGGTGCTAATGCTTTTATTTCATTTATCTTTTCTAAATATTTTCTGAGATCTTTGACATGTTTTCTCATTTTATCCCCTCTCATCATAGCTTTAGAGGTTTTCAAACACTCTTCAAAAAACTCTTTAAGATATTTAACAGTTATAGTAACTGGGGATTTAAACTGATCTTTCTTTAAAAGGGGTGTTTCATCTTTAATACCCTGTTCCGTGATTACTTTTAACAGAGGTTTTATTTTTTCCTCGTTTATATCGTGTAAAGCGGCGGCCATATGCACCGCCGCCGCCATCAATGGCCCCATTTGTTCAGCAGTAAAATTCTTTTGTCTAGGATCATTTGGAGCATTTTCAACATTCGGTGTGCGGGCTTTAAGGTTTCTTAAATTCGCAAGATTTCCTGCTATTTCCCGTTCTATTCTTGCTATCTCGGCAAAGCCCAATGCATTTGCTTGATTACGTGCAGCCCGTTCTTCTTGAAGGGCCTGCTCCTGCACGTCGAGGGGATCTTCAGGTGGAAAGCCTTCTGCCGTGTGATGGAAAGCCTTTTGAAAAAAGGCCCCAATCCCATGTAATATTCCCCCGTGTTTTTTACGTTTTTCTGCAATAGCAGCCGCCCTCGCAGCAATATTATTATGTGCGGGTTTTCCCTCCTCGAGTTCTTTTTGCAAAGTAATAATGGCTGCATATTTGTCATCAATCTCTTTTTTAAGACGTTTTCCCTCGAGTCTATTCGCCCTGCCCTGTAAGTTTGCATTTATTTGATGTGGTGCGGGCAGCGCTACGGCAAGTGGTGCAGTAGGGGAAACGGGTGCATTATCTAGTGCAGGCCCCACTTTCGCTGCACGACTTCTAAAACCGCGTTGAATATTATTTGCTGTCCTACGCACTCCGCGTATTTTTCTTTCCCAAAACGGGTTTTCACGTAAAAATTTTGCTGCAGCATTTCGCGCATTAGCATTATTTCTAGTTAAATAACCAGGTAACGACGCTAGTTTGCCCCTTTTGTTATAATAGGAACGAGTAATATTTCTGGCCTTTATAAGGCGATCATTATTACTATTCGCATTTGCAAGCGCACGTGCATAGGCATATTTCGGATCGAAATAGTTTGTAACTTTTCGTTTCATAGATTTTAGTGTGTTACTGGCCTTTCGTTTCATAGTGCCAAATAGACTGCCTGCCCTATTCATAAACCTTCTATACCAGGGCCTCGTATTTGGAGTTACCGGCGACGGAGGAAGCGGGTCTTTACGTCCTAAACGTGCCGCTGCACTTTGGAAAGGGCCCCCTGGCATTTTCTATTTTTACATAAACATTTTTAAAAAGATATAATAGGAGATGGCTACGGTCGGTGGAGAAATACCGAAAATCATACATCAGATTTGGCTAGGAAATGCTCCGCAGCCAAAAGAATGGATGGATACCGTGCGTTCTTTTGCGAAACAGAACGGCTATCAATACAGACTTTGGAAAGAATCCGATATAGATTCCTTGAACTGGGATTCCGTTCCTGGCCTTCGGAAAGAATACAATACATTTTCTAAAGAAATTGCCGGCCGTGCAGATATTGTACGCCTCCTGTTTTTGTATCAGTTCGGAGGAATATATATTGATGCAGATTCTGTAGTTATGAAGCCCTCCGAATTTGCCGCGTTTTTAGAAAGGAACCCCGCAACCGTATTCTTCGGCTGGGAAAATCTTAGTAAAGAGCGGACTCGCAAACTTGGAAATCTAGGGCCCGGACTCACAGCCGCACGACGCCTTGTAGCCAATGGCCTAATAGGTGCGAAAGCAAATCATGCATTCATAAAAATGTTACTTGATGGTATTATAACAAATTCCAACAGGGAAGGTGATAAAGCTCACGCATGGAGGCGCGTGGGACCATTATACGTCACGCGTGCTTACATGCAAAGTAAGAAAAAGTTTCCGGATGTAAAGATTTATCCAATGAAATACTTCTATCCACGGCATTGGGGTGGCATCACGGATCCCGAGCTCCATAAAAAGGTGAAGATTCCAAAAGAATCTATGTTATTTCAATATGGTTATAGCACAAACAGTTTTGATAAGATTTTCAAGGCCCGCAATAAAACACACAAATCTAACGCCGGCCACCGCGACCATTCTTAGCCAGGACCAGTGCGTAATAGGGATAGTATAAGTAACTAAATACAAAACTTAGGATGCCATATATAATTGTCATTCCCCCCGAGGTTCCAATGGCCATGTTATAGTTATAAGAAAGATACGCCGCCCCTGCAGAGAAAATTATAATAAAGAGCGAAGTAACGGAAACACCGTAGAGCCTAGAAGCTTCTACGGTGGTTCCTGCAAATCCATCACGGCCCGTAGTCGATAGAGCTACGTTCGTTAAATAGTTGCCCCTATTGCTCATACTATAGTTCGCATATAATTAATCTTCAAACATGGGGTTCGCCAGGCCATTTTCAAATCGGAGCCAGTTAAGACCAATACAAAACACTTTCACTTCCCAGTTGCCATCTAGAACACCCCCAGGCGGCTTCACATCCAAAATAAGACGCAGCGAATTTAAACGACTCGCATTAAAACTCCCACTTGGCTGATGTTCTCCGGGGCTGCGCGAAAAGGGATAACCATATACGAATCGCCCATACGATATATATCCTCCACGATGCGCCCCCGCGATCAATTGCCGATAATATTGTTCATCCGCATCGCAAATATTCACTCCATTCGCCTGTATAATGGCGTTCTGCAGGAGGGGTTGTTCAGCGCTCCAAGAGCGCGCGTTCCACTCTGCATCTAGAACCCCAGTGTAGTTTGTCCATGCATTATTATCACGCACTCCACGACGCCGCACAAACCAAATAATCTCCTCCAAAGGGTGATTCGCCTCTAAAGGGAGTTGAATACGAATCGTATCATTATTCCCCCGTTTTCCAACAGCGTATTTTAGCGGTTCTTCAAAATAGAACGTTTGTAACTCGCGGTGAATAATTTCAAACGGTTTATGCAACATTCGCTGACGAAATTCCCCATTGATAAGGGAACCCTGCGTAAGAAGTTGCACGAATTTGAAGGGGGGTGGGGCAACACCTGTTACACATGTTCGGGGCGTCGCACCATTATGCAACGCAATGCTTGTATTCAAGGGGACAGCCGTGCAGGAATCCCTATAGCCGCGGATCTGGCGCACACACTCTTCAAACGGTCTCAATGTTATATGAATTTTCACCTTGCCTTCCCGCACCGCAATCATGGGGAGACCATCCTGCCGCTTTGCGCGCATAAAGAAAAAGGGGAGAGGGCAATTCAGCGTTCCACCCTCTGTAGGAAATAGGCGCGGGGCCGTTTCTGCCATAAGCCTCGCCATGCTTATACGCCCCAGATGGTCATACGCTATTCCCACCTGCTCATTGAAATCGCCGAACAGGCTGGAAAACACATTGATGAAATCGCCGTCAATCGTCTCCATCGTTTTTCCGTCTATTTCCAGCTCGGCCAGTTGAATAATGGCGCTTCCGAGGCTGTTTGCATATTCCCATGCCGTCTGTGGATCCACATACGTCAGCGACCCCGCGTCGGCCATAAGCTGTGACTGTGCATCTAGCCAATGACCCAGACGAATCTGTAGGACGGTTCCCAAAAGAATATCGCCCACCTGGATGGAGCCGAGATCAAAGGAAAATCGCTGACCAAACGCCGCCGGACCGCGGAGAGGAATCTCCTGTATAAGCGGTGTGAAAGCCAGGGTGCGCCGCTCAGTGTCACGTGTGAACCATGTGGTCTCAGTATTCAGCGGAAAAAGGTCATTTTCCTGTAGCTCGCGGTTCGTAAGATCCAAAAGCGTAGTGATCGTTCCGAGAGGGCGTTTTAGTGTCTCCACAGGAACATCATACTTAATCTTATTAATATCTGTGCTTAGCGGAATTCCTTGGGCCGTGGCGGAGTGGACCGCAGTTGCAATAGAACTGTTCCCCCCAAAATATTGAACGGATCTATTTCCCCCCGTAAAACTCGCACCTTCACCTGTTGAGAATTTCTCCAGGGTGAACGTCTTTTTCAAATACGAGCTTACCTCTCCTATTGATGGCGGTGCGGCCATTTCCTGACTACTCTACTGAAAATCTTATGTTTAAATAAGAATGGAGGAAAACTGGTCGCCGCCAAAAAAAAGCTCAGCACAATCTTCCGAATGGGAGGCTGCGATAGATGAACTACAAAAGAATGGCGGGCTCACGAGGGAAGGCGCAATCCATGCTCTAAAGGCAACCGCATACCTTGATGCTAAATCACTAGATAAGTTAGTAGAAAATGC